TGATAGTGACGACCCTTGTTCAAAGTTTATAATCTAAAAAAATGATGTTGATCTATTGTAGCAGTCCTTCTGTCTGCCCTAGCCCATCTAGGATCATCAATATATTTCGCATGATAATGAGTTGCACCATCTGTAATATCGACATATTTATCTTTGTATAAAAAGATGTGTTTGGCTAACTCCTGCGCTTGAGTCCATAGCCGACTTTCTCTAGGTTCATCACCTCTACCATCACAATACCATGAAAATTGGCATTGATCTCTTTTAGGAAGACCATTTGCGTGTCGCTTAGCTTCTTCGATTACACCACATACCGTGTTTGGAAAATATTTAGATTTTACTCTATTTAATACTACTTGAGTAACTGCGAGTTGTCCTGCTGTACTTTCAGTTGCAGCCTCAAAAAATATATTCTTTGCCATACACATTATTTGTTTTTTATTATCCTCAGTAGCTAATTCTATTGGTATTATGTCATTGCCCCAATAGAATCTTTTTTCTGGCTTAGCAACATCATTCGGTACGATTGTTGCTGCTGTTGCAAAATTTGGTATTGGTTGTACATGTTCATTGCTTGTTATCGAGCTCTCAATGTTTCCTAAGTTTCCAAAGGATAAGAACATAATGAAAAAAACAAAAAACAGTTTCTTCATATTCCTCTTGTATTTGGGTTTTCGTTCCTATCACGGTTGTGTTCGCCATCTTTTAGGACTTTTAATATAAGTGTCACCATGGCCAAAATCATTAAGTCTTAAATATTCTCTCCAATCGAAATCGGATATCCAAGTATGATTTCCTTCTGCTCCTTTAAATGTTTGTGTACTCATATCGAAATCGAATGTAGTAATAACATTTACAGGGTTTGCCAATCTGACAGTTATGGAACGCGGCTCACCACCTTCAGAGACCATTTTTCTAAGTTCCGCTTCTCGCGTCACCTCGTCTCCGTCGCTGGATACTCGCCTAAATTTTACTATTCTCTCTTCTAGAATTTTAAAGTTTTTCATTACGGTATTAAATCCGGAAAAGTGTCTTTTACTAGTTTATAAGTTAATCCTCGATATTTCAACTTTTTGTCTTTGACTTGGAGAACCACTTGGGCCTCCTTTGGATGTAATTCTTCCAAAAGTTGTACAAATAATTGCTCTCTCCGTAAAGGCTTTAATCCGTCATGTCCCCCTTCAACAAAGAGGTAGAATTTCCTAATATTGTTATAAAGGTACGTGGGATTGTGCTCTTCTGGTGAACCTACCGTTTCGAATGGTGGTGCACCTTCGGGGAGCAAGAATTTGATATCAGGGTGAAATGCATATTTTAACAATTCCTTTAAAGGGTTAGATTCATTCTGTAACAAAATCTTTTTACGTTCTGCAACAGATTTTGCTTTTGCGATATCCTCAAATATTATTGGTATACTAAGTGCCATAAATTAAAACTCCGATATGTTTTCTGTTAAGTTCTTTAATCTATGTTCCACAAAATAAGTAAGTAATCGCTTTCTGTCTCCAACTTGTGTTTTATTAAATTGTTCAGTTATATTTATACAAATTGACTCGGGTATTTCACCCAGATCAACTAACTGTTTGTTTCTATTTAGATTACGTAACATTTCATTATCGCAGAACATCTCTGGATCAAGGTCAATCCATGCTTCGATTTTCTTTTTTGTTATAGGTCTTTGTCGTCTACCATCATCTATAAATACGTTGTCATCAGACAAAATATTGGGAACACCATCACTAACATCTCCCTTTATAAGTTTCTCATGTAAAGACCATTTAGGATCACCTTCTACAAATTTTTTCTGTATAGGAGAATATTGTCTAACATTAAATCCTTGTAACTGTATAAAGTCTTTATCACTTGATAGTATCAAGGTTCTTTCGTGTGCTAACCTTGTTAGAACAGCAATGATATCATCCGCCTCTGCTCCCTCGACCTGTAAGACCTTATATGGAAACCATTCTGTTAATTCAGACTTCAATGCATTAAGACAATCATATAAATCCTGCCAATCAATGTCAGAACCTGCAGCTTTCGCTTTTCTTCTTGATGCCTTATAATTTGGGAAAATATCTTTCCGCCATGATTTCGGTGAATCACAACATAATACTAATTCACCATATTCTTTTGTAAATTTATTTCTATATAATCGCAATGTATTTAATACGTGTGGCCTCAATGCTCCCATACTAACATCACCATATTTCGATGATGTCATATATGTACCTATAAAGATTTGCGAAAAATCAACTAGTAGTGCCATCTTTCTTTTTATTTTCATCAATTATTTGCTGAACCTCAATGGGTGATCTAACCGCATGAAGGAACTGCTGCCATTGCCCTGATCTTAGGCTCCAATTATAAAACATATCAAAATAACTTTTTTGAATCCTTAAAAGATTCTGTATATCTTCATCCCAAAAATGTTCTATAGCACGACCTAAAATATGGCCATGTACTTGAGCATGTTTTTCTGGATCCTGTTCATATCCATACATCCAAGGAAAGTTTGCTCCGGTTTCAGGTAGTGCACCAAGACTAGGTACTACAGCTAAACAACCCGCACTACACGCTTCAATTAAAGTAATACAACTTGTCTCTTCGTAAATACTAGGATAAGCCATGATGTGCATATTAGGTAACATTTCACGAATTGTATTATTATCAACAGTACCATAATAATTGACTCCCTCGGTTTCTTTTGCACGTTTATATATGTGCCTGAATTGTTCATCCATGTGAGGTCTGTCATATATCTTAAAACTAGAATAGATATTCAATTCCGCATTATGTCCTTCCTTAAGTGTGTCTCTCATAAAATCCCAAGCGTTTAATAATACTTCAAGACCTCTATGAGGTGTCGAAAAATAACACACATTTATTTTATCACCATCTTTCGGTTTTTCATGAACAGGAATAGGAGTAATTGCATTTTGTATTACAACACCTTTATCATAAGGTAAACCAAGATATGCATTAAATTGATATTGCTGCCAATGGCTAACAAATACAACTCTCTCAAATCTTTTTAAACTATCCTTATCTTTTAGATGTTGTACTTCCGGATCTCCTGCAAGGTCATGTACCCAAAGAATTCTTTTTTTACCTTCTTCTAGTTCTCTAACTCTTGTACTAATAATCTGAAAATCATTCAATAAGCCGGGTTCACGTTCCTCTACTTCATCATAAAGCCAGTTACGCATAAGTTCAGTACCGCCTATTGCCTTTTTGGATATAGGAGCCAAGTCTTGTTTCTTTTCATCAAAGTCTATCTTAAATTCCACATCATCTTCCGGATTCTCTATTGATACATTAGACATATCGCCTACTCCGGTAACTTTAGTCTTATCTTCTACGTTTACTGCTTTAACCATAAATTTTTCCTATTATAAAAAAACATCACAAAGCACAACCACGGCGAACTTTAGATTGTGCCCTATGATGTTATATTATTACTTATTAAGTATATTATACTACAGTTTTTTGAAATGTCAAGTCACTTCATGAATTTTCCTAAATCACCTGTAAATTGTTTATCAGTTATAGATTGTGGTATTTTCTTTTCAAAATTTGGACTTGGCACGTGTTTCTTCTTACCAAAGATGGCCTCTGGTTTGTGATCCATCCATGTACCTTCTTTGACAAGTATTTCTAGTTCAGCATAACATTTATCTGAACATACAACAATATCATCAGCTGCATTATTCCACCAATGTCCAACATTATGCTTTGGCATAATTTGTGATTTATAACAGTAAGAACAAATCATAAGTTTGCTGTAAATTGTTTATCAGTAATTGCTATAGTTTCCACAGGTACATAATCTGCTTCAATCATATCTTGTTTCCATACCATATTAATATCTGGATAAAATATACCGGCAGAACGTTTAGGTGTTCCATCGGAGTGATACGCCATTGCTACACATGTAGGAACTACCTTATGTTCTTCATTTGCTCCAGAAAATATTCCAATCCAATCTCCTGTTCTCAAGTAATGTTCCATATAACGAATATATGCTTTCTTAGAATCGGCTAGATTTGCGGCATGTTGTTTCGCTTGTGGGGCGAGGGTACGACCTCGTGCTTGAGAATTAAGTGCATTGACTTGTAGTTTATTTTCCTTAATCCACTC